GTGTCTGGCGAGTGTCGCCTGATTCTAAACTACATCAAGGGTATCAGATTTATCCATCTGCAATGCTTCCTGCTGAGAAGGATGAAATCGAGCCTATGGCTCATGGAGACCTTAGTACAGTCAATCTTGACGAGATTCGTATTATACTTGATCTTGCCGAGCGACGTTCGGGTGTTTCACCCCCACAACAGGGTTTTGGTGCTGGAACTCAAAGTGGGAAGCGTGGTATTTACTCTGCTATGGGTACACTTTCCGTCTTGCAGGAGGGCAACTCTCGTAAAGACCTCAGCGTCTCCGATATGAGGGACGCTCATGTCCGACTGATGCGCCTTGTCTCACGTCAGTACGGTGTTTTTGGCCGAGATAGTAAGTTCCACGAATCGCGTCTTGCTCTCTTTGGTAAGAAAGCTCCTCTCATCAAAGAAGCTCTTGACAAGATTGTAACTCGCCAAATCGGTTTGCCTTGTTACTCCTCGACTGCGTCGGTGAATCGTGAAGTCGAGAAACAGAGCGACATAATGCTTGTTCAGTTGATGGATAGACATTATCAGATGATAGCTCAGCTACTTACTGCTGTGAATCAGCCTAACGTGCCTCCGGCAGCGAAGCAGTATTTCCTTGAGGTTATGATAGCCGCTGGGCTACTTCACAAGAAAATACTCAAGAACTTTGGCCATGAAGAGGTTGGGCGTCTTGTCCCTGATCCTATTAAGGCACTTCAATCACAGATGGAGGCTCAGCAAAAGGCTCAGCAACAAGCTCAACAAACTCAAGGAGGTCAACAGCCTAATGGTCAACCAACAAACGGAGCATCGCAGTCTGTCAGTCAAGGAGCGTCTCCTCAACAGCTCCCATCAGGTTCTCCAGTGGCTCAGGACACCGGAAGGCTCCCTATTCAGTGAATGGCTCCGTGACGTTCGCTTGAGGGAGAACAAAAAGCTTATGGAAGCTGAGAAGCAGGAACTCGTTTTTAGGGCACAAGGCTCGGTTGGTATTATCGACCTTGTCTTAAGTCTCGAAGAGGACTTGCAGCAATACCAACGAGATCTTCACGAAGGTAAGATAAAGCCCCTAAAGGAGGTAGCGTAATGCCTTGGTTTGATAAGATGAAACGTCGAGAGAAGGACGACGAAGAGCTCCCGGAAGAACTGAAAGGTAAGTCTGTAGAGGAGGTGATCCGATATATCAAGGTTGCCGAGGAGCTCGGCAAGAAGGTTGTAACTCTTGAGGATGAACGTAAGAAAGAGCGAGAACAAGTTGCTGTTCTCAGCTCCGAGTTTACTAAAGTTAAAGAGCGTCTCGTTGCTGCTGAGGCTAACCTCAACAAACGCGACAATCCTCCTCGTCAGGAAGAGCCAATCGACTGGAACCTCGATCCCGAAGGGGCCTTCAATCGCTCGATTAAGCCTTTGGTTGACACCACGATTCAGAACTCTTCAATGTCAGCTCGTTTGCTTGCTATTCAGAGTCTCGACAACGAGGACTCTGTCTCACCAGCCGACGCCAAGACAATGAATGGCCGGCTTTTCCGAGTCTGGGAAGCTGAGATCAACGCAGAAGCGTCGAAGTACCCTACGTCTTCGATGATGCAGGCTCAGAATTGGCTTGGTATTTTCTACCTCGTCAAGGGACGTCATGCTGACGAGCTTGCTAATCCTGAAACTCGCAAGAAGAAGTACAACTTCGTTGAATCTGCGACTCAGGAAGCTCCTCCGCCTCCTCTGAAGGAGAAAGATGGAGTCGAGTCTTTGACGGATCAAGAAAAGCATGTAGCTGAGAAGATGGGTGTCAGTTTGGAAAATTACGCGAAGAGAAAAAAATCTATGCAGTTTATTGCCGGATAAGGAGTTTTTATGCCAGAAACAACACCTCCAACACTAACTTCAAAGAACCTCCCACCGTCACAACAGCCTTCGGCTGGAGTCTCAGTTCCCCCCTCTCCAGCCGAGGCTAAGCCCCTCTCCTATGATCAGATTGAGGCTAAACCGCTTCGTAGTCCTAACTTTCTGAATCTAAAGCCAAAGAACCCTAATATGTCACTCTATTTTGGCAATAGAGCCGTAGGCGAGAAAGAGTCTGGCTTGCGCTACGACCAATTGATAGCAATGGGTTTTAGGCCGGCGAAGCCTGACGAAGTACTCACCATGCAAGGACAGCCTTGTCCTCCGTCGATTCAGCGTGACGGTCGTATTATGTACGGTGACTTGATACTCCTCATTATTCCACGAGCTGACTATGTAGGAGCAACAAAGTGGAATGCTGAGAATGCTGCACGTCGTGTTAGACGCTTTGGCTCAACTCAAACTACTCCTGGAGGAACTTCTCTTGAAGGTGAAGGAGTTCGTGGAGAGACGAGCTCTGCTCTAGGAGACATAGCAAGAAGTCGTGCAGCTCATGAAGGCAAAATTAAAGCTTATATACCGCCTCTAGTCGAGGTAGATGCCAAAACAGCCGATAACTCAGGCATTCCAGCGAATCTTGCTGAGAAATAGCTTTTTAATGAGGTTATTGTTACAAGTTGTAACAGTTACGTCGTTTTGTACGAAGTAAAAAACTGGCTTGCCCCGCCAGACAGAAAGGAAAGAACAAAATGAAAGGAGACATAAATGGCTTCAGCTGAGATCCATAGCATTCAAACAGTCAGCGGTCAGCAACCACGAATGCGACGTCTCCCCGAGGAAGCAGGTCAGACCTTTCTTCCGGGGACGCCAGTTCAGGTTGCGTCCGGTGATGGTGGGTTGAAGGCTTGGGATGGTGTTACCGTAGCAGCCGGTATTGCAGGATTCTCAAAAGAGTTCGGCAATAACTTAGCTGCTTTAGGTGTTACGCCGATGGCAGCGGTAAATCCCTCACCTCAACCCTCGACAGGACAGGCAGTTCCATTCCAGCCTTCGGCAGTTTCGATTTCTCGTCCTTTATTCCGCGACGGAAGACAGGGATTCGAAGTTGCCGTAGCTGACACAGTTTTCCTCGGCCAAGTCGGGCCTTTGCAATCAACGGTTTTAACTGACGTTACTAAGCAATATGGCTTGACGTTAGACAGTGATGGACACTGGTATGTTGATAAGACAAAAACTGGTGCTTCTGCTGTCGTGGAAATAACGAGACTCGATCCAAACGACCAAGGCGTCCTTGGCACCTCTACTAGAGGCGTCTATTTTATCGTGTTACCGGCTGCTGCTCAGCTGGTAGCCTAAGGAGACACCTCGATGACTATGGTGAGAGGGCAGTTTGCACAACTCATGGCTCCTGGGCTTCACGATGAGTTTCTTCACTGGGTCGATCTTCTTCAACGTGACGAAGAGTATAGTCATATCTTCCACGTTGAGACTAGCAAAATGGCCTATGAGGACGAGGTGGAGTTCGCTGGTCTACCCCCACTCATTGAGAAGCCTGAAGGTGAAGCTATCTCTTACTCGGATGCTATTCAAGGTGGGTCGAAGCGTTATCTTCATTTGACCTACGGTCTTGGAGTTCGTTGTTCGTTTGAACTCTATGAAGATGACCAATACAACGTCATTAACCAAGTTCCAAAAGCTCTAGCTCGTTCGGCACATTTTGTCAAAGAACAGCAAGCCTTTAATGTCTTTAATCTTGGCTTCACGACAGTCACGACAACCGACGGTGTTTCTCTCTTTAACACGTCCCATCCGCTTCTTGGAGGCCCTGCTGCGACAAGCGTAGCTCCTGGGATTGGCAATATCATTGCGACAGCCGGTACGTATCCGAACAGACCACTCGTCGACGTTGATCTTAGCTTTACAGCACTTCAGCTAATGGTCAACTTCTTTGAGCGCTTGCCTGATTCTCAGGGTCTACCAATCACGATTAAGCCTAGAACCCTCATTATCCCTCCAGAACTGAAGTGGATTGCTAGAGAGATACTTGGTTCACCTCACAAACCGTACACGGCTGACAACGAAATCAATGCCATCCTCGCCGAAGATTTGCAATACTTCGTTTGTCACTATCTAACCTCGCAAAGTGCATGGTTCTGCATAGGTGACAAGATGGCACACCGCCTCAAATTCTTCTTGAGACACGAACTCGACGAAGACTTTGCCGATGATTTCGATACTCGAAGTGTAAAACAAGTCAGTTTTATGCGGATTTCTGTAGGAGCTACAGTTTGGGAAGGGACGTTTGGCAGCAATGGACCTTAAGTCCTTTAGAATCAGTAACTTGCATGTGTTTAGTCACTACAC